GTGTTGAAACAAATAAGGAATTCGCCGAGGCTCTTGGTATTCCACAGTCGGCTGCAATTACTTGCGTCAAACCTTCAGGTACTGTATCACAGTTGGTTGATTCCGCTTCAGGCATTCACCCACGCTATGCCCAACATTATATTCGTAGAGTTAGGGCTGATATGAAGGATCCTCTTGCTCAGTTTATGATTAACAAGGGATACAAGGCTGAAGAAGATTTCTATAGCAAGTCAAATTGGGTATTCAGTTTCCCAATGAAGGCACCAAAGAACTCTGTCACTCGTCACGATATGACTGCGATTGAACAGTTGGAACTTTGGAAGATCTATCAGGATCACTGGTGTGAACATAAGCCTTCGATTACAGTATATGTCGGTGATGATGAGTGGATGGAAGTTGGTGCATGGGTTTATAAGAACATCTCGATTCTTTCAGGTGTTTCTTTCCTCCCACGCGACAACGGTTCATATCGTCAAGCACCTTATGAAGAAATTGATGAAGTAAAGTATAACGAACTCCTTGCGCTCCAAAACGTTGATATCAACTGGGTGGAATTCATGGAAGAAACAGATACAACAACTTCAGCAAAAGAACTTGCTTGCACGGCTGCAGGTGGGTGTGAAATCTAAAAATAAGGAGAAGTCTATGAAGAATGTAATTCTAGTTGGTCTTGTTGCTCTTGGTCTTGTTGCTTGTGGCGCAAAGGAAGAAGCAGTGGTTGTTGAAGAAGCCGCTCCTGCTGCCGAAGTTGCTGCTCCTGCTGAAACACCAGCTGCTGATGCTGCTGTTGTTGAAGCACCAGCAGATGCCGCACCAGCTGCTGAAGTTGTTGACGCAGCACCAGTAGTTCAGTAATAAAAACTGAAAAAACAGAAAGGGGACTTCGGTCCCCTTTTTTATTTTAACATCTAATTTTACTATATAAACCTATGGCATACATTAACGCTAACATCCCGCCCATAGAATGTTATGTGCGGACTAATTTTCTTCAGAACAGAACAGAGTTCGATGAAGCGAAAGACTCATATCTTCCAGTCCTTATATTTGGCGTGGCGTCGATACCGCATCGTGCCCCACTTTTTCATTTCATCATGGAAGATGAGGGGCTTTGGTTCCGCATGCCGATACACGCTTTCTGTCATAAAACTCCTGCGGCGCAAGAAGAACTTTACAATTTAGTTCTGTGGGATTCTTTTAGTTCGTATATTGGCGTCACGCAGTTTGATTTTCTAATCAATAAGCGTATCAAGTATATTGATCGCAATAAGAAGTGGAACGAAGGCACTTACATGTTCACGCTCGATTGGGCGCATGAAGATAAGAACATTGCTGACCTTGGATTCAGCGAAGTTCCAGGGCAGCATAAATGCGGTCACGTGATCAAATTAGATAATGGTAACTTTGCGATTCAACCAAACAATCGCTGTCGTGCGTTTGAGCCATCATTCGTCACAAAGCCAGGACAAAACGTCATCGAGAGAAAACTCGGAACACAAATGTGGTCTGTAGAGAATACAGCCAAATGGGTTCTCTCGGATGATGATAGATATGATTACGAGGTAAAGGAAAATGGCAACAACACCAACAGATGACTATGATTTTGGATTTAGTTTTGCTGACGAAGAAAAACCAGCAGCATTGGCTCAACAAAATAATGAAGAAATCTCAGAACTAAAAGAAAAAATTGATTCATTATTAGATGCTCAAGAAAAAACATTAAACTCAGCCATGGTTGCAGCAATTGAAGAAAAGTATAAAGCAAAATTGAAGGAAGTTGAGGGATTAATTCTTCCATTGCTTCTAAATTTAAAAAAGAATCCAGACAAGGCTTTCATCAATTGGCCAAATAGAGCGCCAATCATTGATAAACAAATCGAAAAGATCACAAAAATTACAAGGGGTTAATTATGCCAGATCTAAAACTTACATGCGACAATTGTGGATCAATGTTCGCATTGTCATTTGAAGATGATGAAGTCAGTTATTCGCCAAGTCACTGCCCATTTTGTGGTGACTTCTATGACAGAGAAAGTGAAGAATTGAATTTTAATGATGATGAAGAAACAGACTATCTGGATGAAGAAGATATTCGTTTAGATGATGAAGAAGATGATTACCGTAGGCATTGATTATAGTTTAACTTCTCCATGCGTATGCGTTTCTCGCGATAAGACATTTTCAAATTCGTTTTTTTATTTTCTAAACGATCGGAAAACAGTACAAGGGAAGTTTCATAATATTCTCGGTGAACAACACGAAGAATATTTGACAGATCAAGAGCGATATGAGAATATCGCTTCTTGGGTTCTGGCTATCCTTGCTGATTTTGATAAGAAAGATCTTGTAATTATGATTGAAGATTACTCTTTCGGATCGAAGGGAAAGGTATTCAATCTTGCAGAAAACTGCGGCATTCTAAAGTATATGTTGTATAAGAATGGATACAAATTCTTTACAGTGCCTCCAACAGTGGTCAAGAAGTTTGCTACTGGCAAAGGCAATGCTACGAAAGAAAAGATGTACGAAGCGTTTGTAAACGATACTTTTGTTGATTTACATAGTATAATAAGTCCTACGACAAAACTCGGATCACCAACAACAGATATCGTGGACGCTTGGTATATTGCTCGTTACATGATTGAAATGAATTCTAAAAAGGAAACTGTATGAAAAATATTTTAGTGACTGGTGGTGCAGGTTTTGTTGGTAGTCACTTATGCGAAAGATTGTTGGAACAAGGTCATAAAGTCTATTGTGTAGATAATTTCTACACTGGAACTGTAAAGAATCTTGCTGGCATTGTTAAACACCCAAACTTTCGTTTATATGAACTTGATGTTGCGAGCGAACAGTTTGCTGACTTCTTTTCTATTCGAGCATTAGATCAAATTTATAATCTTGCATGTCCTGCTTCACCAGTACACTATCAGCGTGATCCAATTGGAACCATGATGACATGCGTTCTGGGTGCTCGTAATGTTCTTGAGATTGCTCGCAAGACAAAGGCTCGTGTTGTTCAGGCTTCAACTTCAGAGGTCTACGGTGACCCAGATGTTCACCCACAGCCAGAAACGTATAATGGCAATGTGAACCCGATTGGTCCACGTGCATGTTATGATGAAGGAAAACGTGCAGCAGAGACTCTGTTTTTTGATTACAGGAGAAAGCACGATGTCAACACTGGTGTATTCCGCATATTCAATACTTATGGACCGCGCATGGCAAAGAATGACGGAAGAGTTGTCTCTAACTTTATTGTCGCTGCTCTTGCTGATGCGTCTCTAGAAATTTATGGCGATGGTAAGCAAACAAGATCATTCTGTTATGTTGATGATCTTGTAAACGGAATTATTAAATTTGCGAACTCACGAGCGATTGGTCCAATTAATCTTGGTAATCCTGGGGAGTTTACTGTTGATGAACTTGCGACTATAATAGTACAGAAGTTAAATAAAGGGTACAAGGTATACAAAGATCCTACAGCAGACGACCCAAAGCAACGCAAGCCAGATATTACTTTAGCAAAAGCACAATTAAATTGGGAACCTAAAATTGCGTTGTCGGAGGGATTAGATAAAACAATCGAATACTTCAGGAGCGTATAATGACCGAGCAAGAAATAGATGAGGTTGATGGCGCACTATGGGGATTGACATTCAACGGAGATATGGTTGAATGCGAAACGACAGTTTATAAATTCGCAGATAAAGAAACGCCAATGAATGAAGATATTGGTTCTCACAAGTACCATGTTCTTACATTTAAACCAATGGAAGCAGCCGATACAATTGAGTTTATGAAGGCTTATATTGGTGATGTGCGTAAATTTATTGACAATCATGCCAAATCAGGGTATAATGGTTTGATGGTTAAAGATGGTTGTGTTCCTAAGAAAACTGTTAAAGATTTAATTCGAGTGACTTCGAAAAACTTTAACATCCCAGAAAAAAATATTCGTCCAATACTTGCACAGGTGTGATATGATCTTCACAAAAGAAAATTTAATCGATATGCTTCGTAATAACATTGTCACTGTGACCTTCACTAAAGTCAATGGTGAAGAGCGCACAATGAAGTGCACTTTAATGGCTGAGTATGTTCCGAATGCACCGAGTAATAATGGTCAGGTTCTACTGCAAGAGTCTGAATCAAAGGCAGTTTCGGTTTGGGACACAGAAGTAAATGGCTGGCGGTCTTTCCGCGTTGATAGTGTTAAGTCCATTTCAATGGGATAATTTACTAAATAACACCACTCGCCTCAACCTTTCGGTGTAGAGGTCATGCGTACTACGCTGAGTTTTATAGGATCCCGCTAGAAAAGTACAATCTAGCACTCATTGCGCAATGAGGGGAAGATGAACCGAATTTTAATCTAATCGTAATATTCTTGCGCTATATAATGACTCCAGTTCTGGGAGTCTTCAATGCAATACAAATCAATCTTTATCTCCGACGTCCATCTTGGATCAAGGGGATGTAAAGCCGATTTGCTATGCGATTTCTTGAAAAATAATTCAAGCGAAAATTTATATCTCGTCGGTGATATTATCGACGGTTGGCGATTAAAAAGAAAATTCTATTGGCTGCAATCACACACTGATGTGATTCGTAAAATTCTCAAAGCAGCAAAAAACAATACCAAAGTCATTTATGTTGTTGGCAATCACGACGATGCATTTCGTGATCTATTGCCATTCGATATCCATTTTGGCAATATTGATTTGGTGAATCAATGTCGCCACGAAGGCATAAACGGTAAAACCTATATGGTAATTCATGGTGACTTATTCGATGGTGTGTTAAGAACCAAACTTCAATGGCTCTATCATCTTGGCGATATGCTGTATAATGTTTTATTGCGCCTCAATGTTCTTGTGAGTAAAGTTCGTAACTGGTTTGATATGCCGCACTGGAGTTTGAGTCAGTATCTCAAAAACAAAACGAAAGAAGCAGTTTCGTATGTGAACAACTTCGAAGATCTAATTACAGATTATTGCAAAAAGCAAAAAGCCGATGGTGTGATCTGCGGTCATGTTCATCGAGCCGAGATTAAAACAATTAACGGCATTGAATACATGAACGATGGAGACTGGGTAGAATCCTGCACAGCATTAGTTGAACATTATGACGGAACATGGGAGATCATAGATTGGAATCAGGTAAAATCCCATGTCAAAAAATAACTTTTTTTCTATTGTAATTTTTGTATTGGGTGTATTCTTATCTCAAGAAATTAGAGCAGACGAAATTAGAAAAGCAGGTGACTATTTGCAATTAGGATTGCCTCTTGTTGGATTGGGAGTATCGGTTATTGATAAAGATCATGAATTGATAGAAGA